TGCATATTTTTCAGAATCGGAAAGTGTTTCTAAAAAATCAATAGTTATTGTTCCACGTTGTCCAGGTTTCCATATTGCAGAATTTTGAAATATGGCCCTGAAAACCTTATTATTTTGTTGTGGAGTTCTTTCAACACAAGGATAATTAAACTTCATTTATTATTAGATTATAATATTAAATAACAATAACTCTATCATTTTCTTCTAGAAAATCAAGAGTTTGGTGTGGAATATTGTTATTAATCATATATGTTATATATTTATTTACTTTTTTGCTTATACTAGTAATTAATATATCTTCTGTTAAAGGTTCTCCTTGTGGAATAACTTTTTTTGTGTAGTGTATAAAATTTGTTGCTGGAGTATTGAGTTTATTATTATATTCATATATTCCCATTTTTATGTATAATTTTAAAAAATTCATCCAATTTTTATTCATCAATTTTCTTGCACCTCTCAAAAATATTGGAGCCAATTCATCAATATCCGTTATTATACATAACTGTATTGCTAATGTTATATAAAAGACATTTAAATAACATGTTCCTGTACTAGGCATTTGAGCAAAATTATCATAACCTTCATATGCTTGACTCTCATGACAAAAATCTATTCCAAAATCAATCATTCTTACATCTTCTACATTGTTTCCATTAAACTTAACTACATAGTTTTGAGGTTTTATGTCTGAACAATATATTCCTTCTTTGATTTGCTGAATAAGTAGATCTAACATACGTTGTGTAATTATCTTTTTATTAGAAATACTAATTTTTTTACTGTGCAATGCTTTATATGCATCCATATCATATGCGTCCATAATAATACATTGAACTTCAACAGGTACAGAAGTGTAGTTAGGATTATTTGTTAGGGGTTTTATTCTTGGAAATGGAATTCCTCGTTTGTCTAAGTAATAATCACATATTTTATTAAAAATATCAAATAGATCTGGATAATTCAGAAAATCTCCATATTCAAACGAATAATAAAAAGAATCATGAACTGTTGGTCCAATACCAATTTCTCCCATAGAATATGTTAATACTAATTCTTTTTCGAGATCTAAAAAATAATTTCCAGAATCAGGACTTCCTATATTAAATATAAATTTAATTCCAATATTTTGATTTGAACGTGTTTTGTAAAGCACCAGAACACCATATGAACCTGCTCCTATTATTTTTGGATCATTAATCAACTTTATGTTCGGACTCACACAATCAAATAGATCTAAATTTTTACAGTCTCTATTTTTATTATATTTTACATAATCACGTAATATTGATTTTTTAAACTTAAATTCCAATGGCGATGAATGATATCTATTCATTTATAACTATTTTTAAAATATTTTTTCTAGAAAAATTATTTAATATATAAAAATGGAAGACGAACTATTTAACGACCCTATTGATTATTTAACTCCAACATATGATAATCATAAAAATAATAAAAATATTGAAATTGAATTTAGAATTGGAAAATTAATCAACAATAGATTTAACACAGATATTTCAAAAGAACATTTTGATTTAATTAATAATTATCTTTCAGAATGTGAAGAATGGGACACAATTGATTTTATTAATTCAGAAGATTATTTTAAAGATGATAAACGTTTATCTGTTTCAGACGAAGAAACTAAATGTATTAAAAAAGAAAAATTAGACACATTTGATTTTAACTTTATTGGTTCTTGTTATGATATTAGAGTTTGTTTTTCTTCCGAAACTCCTGCTAAAAAATTCAATATTACTAAAAATCTACTTAAACGCACAAAACAAAGAATAAGTTATGTTATAGATGGAGTAAGTTATGATTTAACTACCGTTGAATCAAATGGTACAAAAACATATTCTGTCGAAATAGAAATTAAAGATATTAAACATGCTTCTACTCGATATATGTTACATAATTGTTTCCTTAAAATTAAAGACATCATTGAATTTTGTGGTGCATTAGATCCTGATGCACATTTAGAACTTGTTTAAACAATGGTAATAACTATATTAATTATAAAATATATCGTATTTATTATTTTTTATATTATTTGGTATATTCTTAGGAAAATATTTATAATATTTTGTTTCAATTTGTGGACAACCACCTGATGTTACATTTAAATAATAAATTTCATCAACATATGAAATAGGATTTAAGATTTTATCTTTAATTATATTTGGAGATATTCCAGTATAACTATCAAAAACATATACTGGAAATTTTCTATCTGTATATTTTGTTATGCTAATTTTATTAGGTCCAAAATAATCATCATAAGTATATAATAATTCATTATTTGTTATATCTATTACCTTTTTAAAATTACCATCTTTCATTTTTATTTCAGTATCTCCTGTAACTCCACCAGGAAAATATTTATGAAATTGTTTATTTTCATAATATTTATAAAATTCATAAGTTGCTAATGTACCTACTACACCCGATAATGGAAGACCTACTAATTTTAACATTTTCAATATACATACAATTATCTAGAATATTTTTTTTTAACAGTGGTAATAACTATTTAAACAATGGTGATAACTATATAAACAATGGTAATAACTATATAAACAATGGTAATAACTATATAAACAATGGTAATAACTATATAAACAATGGTAATAACTATATGTTCCAGAATTGTTTTGCAAAAAATATATGTAAATCTACAAGATCAACAATTAGTTGTTCTTGTTTTTCTTTATTGTGTACATGTACTAGATCATAAACACCTTCATATTTCTTTCTACTAATTCTTGTACAATATCCTCTTAAATGTGTGAATATTATATATTTAACATCGCACCCAATTTTAATCATAAATTCAATTGCTTCATCCGAATCATATTCTATTCTTCGGTTTGTTAAATATATATGATATCCATTTAATGATTTATAAATCATATAACTATTGTTGTCTAATAAACTAATAACTTCATTTAAATCATTTGAATGAATATCAAACATTGCTATATCATTATAACATATGTAATGTAAATTTGAATTTAAATCAACTCCAACATAGAAATCATTTTCAGCATAAAGATATCTTTGGGGCTTCTTAAAATTATAATACAAAGCTATATTTTTTATTTCATTAACATTCATTTCCATCGATTTTAGTAAATAATCAGTGTATGATTCTGGAATATTTGTTTTACATTTTAAATTTAATATTTTGTCATAAAAAAATGTTCTTGATTCATATTTATGTCTTTCTAAAGTGTCAATTAATATATCATTTAAATATTCATCAATAATACTTGTATTTCCATATAATCCAATAAATTCATGATCTATATCATTAATCATATATCCATTATAAAATGAATAATATGAAAACATAGAATCACCATTGTATAAATTTGTAATGTTTAATTGAATTGTATCATTATGATTAATACGTTGAGAAATTATGAATACATGGTATTTATCTTTGTTTTTATAAATTCTAAATGCATAACGATTATCTAATAATTTATGAACTGATTCTAATGTTTTATTATTGTATTCAATAACTAATATGTCATAATATCTTAGATAATAATTGTTTTCCATTTTACCATATTCATAATCATAATTATGTTTTAAAACTTCAAATAAATACATAGTTGGTTTTGGATATAGCATATTATATATATTAATATCTGGCATAACTTTTAACAATTTTCTAAGATCAAAAAGTTTAAGTTGTTCATAATACATAATGCCAATTAAATCATATAATTCATTAATTGTAAATTTATTTTTGAGGTATAATAACTCTTGATTAGTCAAACTGATTTTTTTCTCAAAACAATTAATCAAATAATCATATTTCTTTTTTGAAAGTTCACGTATATTGAATTGTTTCTCAAGATAATAATCAAGTTTATAATCAAGATTAAGTCTGTTGTATAAATAATTTAAATGAACATCATCCATTTAAATAATAATAATCATTAATATTACAATAATTAAACCTTTAATAATATTTTCAATAGTTCCATTTATATTTAAATTTGTAACTTTATCGTCATATGTTTTTCATTTTTATATATCTTTCTATTTTATTTATGCTAAAATTTTTTCAATATTTTCAATAGTTCCATCAGGATAAACAAGTTCACCACATTTTTCTACTTTAATTATTGTATAATCATGTAATATTGAAGGGTTTCGTTTATTATTTAATTTTCTTATAATATCATGTGCAGTATTAACTTTGTCAAGATTTGGAAATAAACTAAGTGCCATATCAGTTGCACTATGATGATAAGTAGTTATATTTGTTTTATTATTTGTAACTTTTAAATAATAATTAACTCGTGCGTTATCTAATAGTTGATTTCTCATATATGTTTCAGGAGGATTCCAGTATGGTTTACCAATATTTCTGAAGGTATAATTTTTATAATTATGTGGTTCATTTAAAAATTTTTCTAAAGTTTCTTTTCGTAGGCCATATATTTTATATATTTTTAATGAATAACCTTCTGGATATATTTTTTCTTTATTAGTGTCTAAATTTCTAACAATAATAGGTTCTTGTTTTGATTCTTCTATATTTTCAGATTCTTTAAAATCTTTTGGATATTCTTCATCGATACATGTTCTTGTTCCGTCTAAATTAACGATGAGTCCAATATTTTTCATCTTGAACCATCTATATTTATTTAATATGGTTTTTCTAGTAGGTAAATTTCTTAGTAGTTCTCCAAGAGCTTTTTTTAACTTTATGCTATCATCAGTTTCGCTTTTGATTTCTTGACCGTCTAATTCTTGTTGTAAATATAATGAAGCTTCAGTTATACTATTAAAATAAGTTACTTCATTTGTAGCTTTATCAATTCTTTTTATAAAGATATTTTGTGTTGTTTGTTTTACGACACCGCTACTTTTAAAATTATCAGGTAAAATCCAATATGGATTATTATTATCTGAACGTAGTACATATCCATTTAGTTGTTTTCTATTATTTATATAATTTTTAATAGTAACTTGATCAACATCAAGGAATTTTTTCGCTTTTGTTAAGGTTTCTAACTTGTGCTCTGTCTTAGTTTCATAATGAAATGCTATAATAGGAAATGTTCCTTCATCTGCCAGAAGTTTCATATGTTTAACTTTAATACCTGTTCCTGATTCTAATTGTTGATTCAATATTTCAATTTCATTTTTCAATTGTTTATTCTCATTTATTAAATTAGTAATCAAATCACCATTAACTTTATTTTTTATCAATTCAATACGTTTAACAAGCGTATTATAATCAAATTCATCTGATAATTGAATTAATTCAGTTTGATTCTTTTTATATACTTTTTCAATAATATGTTGTTTAATTATATCGTCTTCTTTAATCATAATTTCAAATTCTCTATTATAAACAGTTTCATATACAATTTTAAGTATGATATCTTTTCCAAACTCACTCTTATGTTCTTTGAATCTTTTCTCTATATCCTTTGTGTAACCAAACTTGACAATATTTTCTCCGACTAAAATTAGATAAATAACATGCTTATTTTTAAAATTTAAAATTAAAGCATAACTTATTTCCTGATCTTTCATAAGTAAATGTTGATCTTTTTCTTCCAGTGCTTCCAATGCTTTTTTATATTCGTTTTTTAGTTTAAATACACCATTAAGTCTTAATTCTCGAATAACTTCATAAACCCAACTTTTGAATTGTTTAGCAATTGGTTTACGACTTCTAAATAATATTTCATACAAACCTTTTTCTGTTAAAAAAGTAACTTCTTGATTTCTTCCTATCACATCAACAATATGTAAACCTTGTTTTTCTGTTTCATCGAAATCTCGAATTGTTGAATTAATCTGAGTTATTTCTAAAATTTCTCCAATATCAGATGCCCTGAACAGAGGATTTTCATGTGTACCTCTAATTGTTATATGCATAGTACTATTATTGCTTTCAAACGCTTTTATAAATTCCATGTTTGTGTGTTTATATATAAGCATATCATCTCTTAAGGTCTTTATTTTAAAATTATATGATATATAATTATGTAAATATGGTATAATATATGATGGTATATTCAATCATAAATTGATAATTATATATGACATGCATATGAATGCACATCATACCCTAAAGTTCCCATTTAAAATTTTTTTGATGTATATTAACAAATTATAACACATATATCATGATGGTATATTAGACCATAAATTTATAACGAGTATGACATGCATACGAATGCACATCATACCCTCAAGTTACTCATTTAAAAATTTTTTGATGTATTTTAACAAATTATAACACATATATCATGATGGCATAATAGACCATAAATTTATTACAAGAATGATGTGTTTATATACCTGCATATCATCTTTTCACCTAATATTCAAATCTGTCATAATTTGGTTTAGATGGGACATATATAGGTTTATCATTTGAATAATATAGATCTACAACACCTGTACCTGCAGGTACTTGTTTTCCAAGCATAATATTGTCAGAAATACTTTTAAGGTTGTCAATTTCATTATATATCGCGGCATCAGTAAGTACCTCTAATGTCTCTTCAAATGAAGACTTGGTAAGAGGACCGACATCCATTATTCTATTTATCCCATGTCTCGTGATCGAAGTTAGGTACCCCCTACATGTCATTGAGTCGACCAGTAGTGCGAGATGTCTATAGTTAACGTAAGAGCCATCAAATAGCAAAACAACTCTTAGTTCATTGAGTAATGTTTGTCTTGCAGCTTCTATGCCAAATATTTCATAAATTTCAATGATGTTGTTTGATGTTGTTTTAAAGTGATCTATTCCAGGAATTTCCATTGAACCTAATATGTTTGCTCCTTCTGTTTCAAATATCCATTGTTCTTTTTTATGGTGGCCTATATCATTATCATATTCATTAACATTTATTTTTCTTGAAAATACCTTTTCAATTTCTTCAACACCATTTACTTTTAAGTTCATACATAAATATTGAATCTTTTTTAGATCAGGTATTCCTTTGTATTCTGGAGCTATAATATAAATAAATATGTTATCAGAATTATCATCACTTGATATAATTTTATAATCATACGCAATTGTATTAAATAATTTACAAATATTATAAACTGATGTATCTGTTGCTTCAATTTCTTTTGCAAGAAACTCAAAACGTAAAGCTACAGAATTTTCATTTATGTCATCAAATAATTTGTAATAATAATTTATAATTTCTTGATCTTCTTTAAATTCAGATAACTTAACAATATCGACATTTTCGATGATGTGTTGAAGAGATTTGTGTTCTAAACTGCTACGAATTTGTTCAACAATTCTACGTTGACCATTTTCTTTAAGTTTATCAATTTCGCAATTTTCAAACATCGTTAAAGAAGGAGTTTTGATCTTTTTTGTAATATTAATAAGTTCCTTTAATCTCGGAACACCCAACGTAACATTCTTTGATGCAATACCTGCATAATGAAACGTATTAAGTGTCATCTGTGTTGCTGGTTCACCAATTGATTGAGCAGCAAGAATTCCACACATTTCACCAGGATGAACAATTGCTTTTCTGTATTTGAGTTCAATTTCTTCGATAATATATATAATTTGTTCCTTTGTGAGATGTCTTATTTTTAAGGTAGCTAATTCTGACCAAATATATGCTCTAAATAGAATATTTGCATTTGAAGATCTATACTTTTCAGAATATTGAATATCTTCAGCTATCATAAACATATTTTCAATTGTTGAACATAGTATCTTAATTTTCTCAAATATTTCCAAATCCGTAAAATATTCTTGTTTTGAAGAATATGTAGAAGCACACGTAATAATTCTTCCAATATTAGCTGGCATTGGAATATAATCATCGTCTAATTTTGAATTGTACAATTCTCTATATTTACATACATTTAAAAAGAATGTATGTAAATTATCTATAATTTCATATTCTTCCGGAATATTATAATACATTTCTCGCAATTGTTGCTTATCCAATTTTAAAAATTTAACATGAACATTTTCTAAAAATGTAGCGTCAAGCCCATCTTCACCATATAAAAACTGAATAATCAATCCCTTATTATTCTGAACTGTATTGTTATACTTCACACAAACATCCTCAAGCGCCTTCACAAGCCTACGCTGCAGATATCCTATTTCAGCGGTATCGAATAGGGTACAACCAGAGAATATAGACAAATGCTGGGTACTTGGTATAGTAACGTCATAAACTTTTGGAAACAATGATGCATCAAGTTTTGTAATTGAAACTATTGGATCTAACACAACATTTTCTTGAGTGTCATAATTTTTATGTTTTGTGACTTTTCCATATAGAAGAATATGATCCAAACTTATTTGTTTATTTTTTTCTATCATTTTAACTTTTGATGCAAATATTTTACTCCAATGACCATTTATTGTTAAATTATATTGTCTCAATATATTTTTACTTTGTTGTAAATTTGTTTCTTTCTTACATGTTGTTATAATACCAAATACTCCAATTCTCGAACATAAATGTTGAATACCAATTATAAGTTTTTCTGAAACTGAAGTGACCAATATATTATTTGCATTTACACAACCATCTCCACTAAAATATCCATTTAGTAGTCCAAGAATAAATTCTTCTGGAGCATTAAAGGCTTCGTTTGGAACATATTTACCTTGTGAAAGATGACCAAGAAACTTATACAAAAATTCTGCTAATATTGTTGAAAAACCTCTTACGGTTGAAGATGTCCAAATATTCCCATTACATCCAACATTTTTACGAATTTCTTGTGTCCATTTTATATTGTATTTTTCAAACCATTTTTTAACAAAATCTCTTATTACTGGATCATTGTTTGATATATCTATATTTCCGTGATTAATTTCTGCATGTCCTTCTGCAAGAAATAAACCTATAAATATTCCATTTTCATTATTTAATTCAAAACGATCAGGTATCATTGGTCCATTTTCACCTCTATATCCTTTGTATGGATAAATTATTCCATCTTTTAATGAAGCTGATCGAACAGTTGATCTTTGTAAGGAAGCTTTTTTTGAATATGGTGTTATAAAAGTTGTGCCATTATTATTTGCCCACCAATTTATTGGAATTTTAATTCTTTCGCCAAATTCTTCTTTTGCTTTCTTACCAGCTTTCTTGCCAATTAAACCCGTATTTTCCATAGTATATTGCATAGATGCGACAGCTTTATTGTATTCCGTGCCATATAAATACTCAGTTTTAGGAAAATATTTACTCATATCAACATATGTTTGTGTTACTGGAGGAGTTGGTAATGATTCAATGACTGGTATACATTCACCAATTTTTACTTGAGAAGTGAGTTTTTGTTCAAAAGTTTTAGATTTTTTATCATAAATCAACAATGACTTTGACTCAACAACTTTAACTGAACGACCACTTTGAGTTTTAACTTCATACACCAATTCTCCTGGATCATGTCTTGTCAAATGAGTAACACGACCCCATGATGTTTTACCATGTTTATCAGCAGTAGGCATATAATATTCTTCAGTGTCAAGAAATTCTATAATTTCAGTATTTTGTTGTTCTGGTCTTAATTCAACAGCTTCTTTTCTTTTGGTCATATATTCATCAATCCAATCACCAATTTTAACAACTTTAGTTTCACCATTGTGCATTATGATAATATCAGTATCACCAGATATAGATTTACATGCTGTATCAATTAGCCCTTCTCTTCCAGCCATAGCATGAAAAAAGAATTCAAGGGGATTTAGACCATCCATATAACTATTTTCAACAAATCCACGAGATTCATATCCAACGTCATGTTTATCAAAATGAGGTAAAGTTCTATGTTTGAAACCATAATTGATTCTTCTTCCTTCAACATTTTGTTGTCCTACAACTGCCATGATTTGAGAAATATTAAGAATTGAACCTTTTGAACCAGAACTAACTGTTGCTTTGATGTTGTTATTAAAAGTTAAACTTCCTTCTGTAATCTTTCCTGCATTTGAAACAGCTTCATTGAGTTCAGCATTAATAATATCTTCTGTAATTCGAATGTCATTATTTTTGTTATCAATCTCATTCTTAATTTTTACTTTCATATCATCAATAATATTATAAATAGTCTTTTTAATACCAGGATCTACTATACCATCACCAATACCAATAGTAAACCCATTATGTTTGATCCAGTAATTTGAAATTTTTTGGGCTTGATTGAGAAATATTTTTGTTATTTCTGGTCCATAATCGTTGAATAAAACATGAATTAAACTTCCTTGAGATTTTCCAACAACTGATTTATCAATTGTTCCTGATAATATTTGACCTGATTTAATAAGGAGACCATTATCATGAGGATTCAAAGGATCTTTGAGATTGTCAATTGATAAAGTTTTTGGAACTAGGATAGAATAAACCTGTTTTCCAGTCCAATATTCGACGTTATTCATAATAATAACAGGTGTAGGAATTATATTGTCCCAATTATCTATTAAAATTAGCATATTCATAAGATGATCTTTTGTAATGAGTACATCACGTCTTGTCATTTTACAACTTGATAATAGAGAGTCTTGAATAATACTAATTACAGGTTTATTTGATTGAGGACTTACAATTTGTTTATCCACCATCATAAGATGTTTTACTTCAGCTATTGCTGCTAAACTTTGGGGAACATGAAGATTCATTTCATCACCATCAAAGTCTGCATTATAAGGAGATGTGCATGCTAAATTTAATCTGAAAGTAGAGCCAGGAAGAACTTTTACTTTGTGGCCCATGATAGACATTTTATGAAGACTTGGTTGACGATTAAAAATTACATAGTCATTATCCATTAAATGTCTTTCGACAACCCAACCTAATTTTAGATCAATATTTTTTGCAAATTTTAAATCAACTTTAACTCCATTATCTTTTGTTACAAATTTTGCACCAGGATGAGAAAGTGGTCCTCTATTTACATATTCTTGAAGTCTTGTTTTATTGAAAACATTGACAATTTCTGGTACTGTTAGATTAATTGCAATATTATAAGGAACACCTACTTGATCAATACTTAAATTTGGATCAGCTGTAATAACAGTTCTTGCCGAAAAATCAACTCTTTTTCCCATTAAATTACCACGGACTCTTCCATCTTTTCCAGACAACCTTTCTTTAATTGTTTTAAGAGGTTTTCCAGATCTTTGAAGTTTTGGAAGTTGTCCAGGATGTTGATTATCTATGAGGGTATTGATATTATATTGTAACAAGAATTCTAAATTTGAAATATAATTTTCCAAATTTTCTTCTTTTTCAGTTGCTGTTTTAAGAGCAATATTTGCTTTGATAATATCATTTAAATTTGAAGTTAGATCATCATCACATTTTTGAGATGAGTTCATATAAACACTTGGTCTTACGTGTGGAGGTGGAACAGGTAAGACTGTAAGTAGAAAATGTTCTGGTCTTGTTTTGAGGCCAAGATATTTGACGTCTTCGTCGGATATTTTTTCGAGAATAGAGTAAATCTCGAGTGTTGAGATATTTTGTTTTCCGTTGCCAAAATCAGCTAATATTTTAGTACCTTCACGAGAATAAACTGGAAGTTTGTTTTGCGTAATAGGACAAACTTTAATAGTTTTCAAAATTCTATTAATATCATTGAAATTCTTTCTATTTCGTTTAACATCTTTATTTAACAATAAAGTGGAAGTATAATAACTCACAGAACGTAATATATCAAGTACTACTTTCATAAACCCGATATGATAGACAGGTCTGACTAGTTCAATATGACCAAAATATCCAGGATGTTCAAGATCTGTTGTATTTCCCATTCTTGGATCATTAATAGCTCCAAGATTTGGTTTTCCAGTAGCTGGATCAATAGAATCAACAAAAGTGATACCTTTTGATATTTCTTTTCCTCCAAATTCAATTTTTTGGGTAACTGATATATTTTTAATATAATCAGGACTTGCAACCTCAAACTGAATTGCTTTTACTTTTCCGACAGGTGCACAACTGTATTTAAACTTAAACTCCATTTGTTAAATTTATGAAATATTTTCTAAGATAAATTAAATTAGGATGTCAACTATAAATCGAAATAATATAAATCCTTCAAATCAAAAATTGGTTGATTTAATAAATGATTTAGCAAATGTTCTTTATAATTATAATCATGTATTATATACTGAATTTTGTTCAAGTATAGATTTTTATAGTCTTGAAACAAAATTAGACTCTGAACAACAAAATCAACTCAATAATATATATAACGAATTATTAATATACATTCAAAAAATTATTTAACTTAAGATATATTAATTGATATAGAAAATGGAAAATATTATTAAAGAATATGAATTAGCATTACAAGCATATGAACGAGCTTTAAGCGAAGCTCGTTTTAATGAAAATTGTGGATTTAGTTATAAATATTTAACTGATCAAGAAATTTCTAAAGAAAAAGCAATAAATTTAGCGAGAAATGCACGTAAATCTGCTATAGATAAAGGGATTGTTTTACCTGTTAGAAAATATGAACAATTTGAAAAAATTAAAAGACCTGAAATGTTTCCTGGACAATATGATGACTAAACTTTTCATATAAATATATGGATAGGAATGTTTATTTTTTTAGAAAATGTTAAAATTTCAGGATATATTTCATTATCCCAGTCAAGTCCACCGAGACCTGCACCAATTTTAGGAATTGCTAAAGATGTGATTCCAAATTCTTCATAATGATTAAGAATATAATCTAGACCAGTAGTAATATATTCTATTTTTGATTTTTCTTTCCAATGTTTTTTTGTTGGAAAATTAAGAATCCAAACAGAGTCTGTTTTATATAAATAAGGTTCGCCTATTTTAACTTGATTATTGTTGCATCTAGTTTTATAATCAATGTACATTTCAGGATATTTTTGTTTAAATGAAAGAGCAAGTCCTTTTCCCATAACACCAACACAATTTATAGGATTAATAATAGTTTGCATGTTTGACTTAAATATATCACCTTTTCTTATTTCCATAATTTAATAAAATAAACTAGAAAACTAGATATATTTAATAAAAAATGGATCCCGATACAACTTTAAAAATTTATCTACATTGTGCTGCTATGAGTGGTGTAATTCTATCAATAACATATTTAATTGGACCTTTACCTGGAATTATAATAGGTTTAATGATTAATGAAGTAATTCTATTAATAAAACAACCTATTATAATGGACCTTTAGATGCGCTTAATCGTTAAAAAAAGGATCAATATTAACTTCTCCATTTAAAATTTCATAAATTTCATTATCATGATCAATTTCATCTTCTTCGAAAGTGTTCAACATTTCCATAATATATTCTTGTTGATCATCATTTAAATCATCTAAATTAACTTCACATGCCTCTAAAACCATATTAAATAATCTTATATTAAATTTTCCACTTTCAGCAAAATAATATCTATTTTCATGTGCATATGATAATGTATAACAAAATGAATAAAATGCTTCTTTTACTGTATCATAATTTGGCTTAAAGAATTTAAGAGATGATTTTATGAAAGAATAATCAAGTGTGTATAATATATCATGTATTAAAAGTTTATGAACTTTTGCTTTGTGGCCAAAAAATTTAATGATAAATTCAATGAATGATTTTGATAATTTAGGATTTATTTCAAGATCTGATAAATTACTATAATGGTCATTAAACTCATCAATATAATCATCAAAATTTGGTAAAGTTTTTAGATATTCAAAAATTATATATATGTGATTACTCAATGAGAAATCAGAAGTAGATTTCATAGCATCAAATAAATAATCTATAATTAATTTTGGATCATTGAATAAACTGATTATTTTTAGTGTCTTATTATGGTATGTTTGTTGACCTATTTGATTATCGCGGTATAACATTTCAAGTCCAAATAAATAAGAAGAAAATCCAGTGAGTATAAAATTATATTCTGGTCTAATTCTATTTAATTTTAAAGAAATATAATCTAGATCATATGTAGTAAATATATTTGCAATAAAATTGTTTGTTAGTATTAGATATATATTAAAATTATTCAAAAGATAATTGATTAATATTTTTTTTTCATGTATCTTTATAACATTTCTAAAATTATTTCCAAATATTTCAAAAAAATCTATCATGCGATTTGGATTATCAGAAATAAATTCGAAAACTTTTTTGATTGTTGGAAAATATAATTTTTCAAATATAAATGAATTTTCAGAATTACCTAAGTTTGAAATGACTATATCAACTAATTTATAATTTGAATATTTTCTAAAATTGTTATAGTTTCTTTCATTTATTGTTGAATATAATCTTCCTATTTGCATTTATTATTATCAATATTATTTAGCTACTAAATTCAGAATTTGCATCTGACATATATTCTGGTTCATATATAGAACCAATTGATTCTTCTTCTTCTTCTTGACTATTTTCAGAAAGAGAATCAATATATAGTTCATCATTGTCTTCTTCATCATTTCGGTAATCATAGGAAGCTTGTAATTGAATTTCAGGAAGATAAATAGATTCAGGAAATTTGTATAAAATTTCTTGTTTTTTATAATGATTGATTTTTTGACGTTTAATATTTTCAACATTTTGAATAAACAAATCAATATTTCCATTATAATTAATATTTTGACCAAACTCAGTTAAACATATATGACGAATGATGTTTATCATTTCATATGTAGGTTTTAGTTTAAGATGAATTAATTTATTTTTTAAATTTTCCATATTTTTAATAATTATAATTTTCTAGTTCTTTTTTTAATAAATCAAGTTTATCTATTAGAATTTTAATAGAACTTTTCAATACCTGTTCAGGAGTTAAAGATCCAGTAGTCTCAATTCCAAGTTCAATTTCATTTTCATTTAATATTTTATATGTAATTGGACAACATGGACTCCATTTTGAATGATCTTTTCCAATTCCTTCCATAGTCATTCCAATTAGATTTAATTTTTCATTTTCTTTTAATTCCAAAATTAAAATATCATTATCACAACATCTAGAATTTCCTGAAAATTTAATATCTCCAGAATAAATCATTTTTGGACCTTCTATATTAATACTAATTTCAGAACATTTATAATCTTCACATATAATAGGAATTAGACCAAGTCTATGTGTAATAAATTCATCTTCATAAATACTATCATTTTCCTTAATAGTAACAATATGAATTGCATATATAGGGACATGAGATAATGCTGTTCTTCGAATTGCATTTGCAATATGGACATCGGTTTTTAGAACGAACATTTATAATTCTTATTAAATATTTCTTGATAAAATTTTATTATTACTATTAAATGGGAGGTGTTACTTCAACAACATCAACAGTTGTAACAGATGCGATAAATAATTTTACAACAAGTCTAACAAGTACTATTGAGAATAACTGCAAAAGTTCTCCAACAAATTTACAAGAAATAAGTTTAAATTTTAAAAGAATTGAAGGTTGTTCTCCTAAGTTGACAAATATGTTGCAAACTATGGGTTCAACAAATTCAACTACATGTAATCAGATAAATGTATCTTCTTTAGATGTGCAAAATGCTCTAATACAAGCAGTAGATACAGCAGCAGAAACTTTAAAAAATGCTGGTTCGTTAGAACTCTTAACTATAGCAAATTCAACAAATGTTGCAAATTTAAAAAATTTTATAAATAATGAAGTCAATATGAAAAATTTATCAAATGCTATAAATTCAGCATATAATAGACAATCGTTAAATATAAATTTAGGTACAGTTATTTGTTATCCATATACTACAAGATCTGGACAAGTGATTAATAATACATTTGAAATTAGTAATCTGAGTCAAAAAATGGTATCTGATTCTATATTAAATGCTACTCAATCAAACAGTCAATTAGCAACTTTGGTAAATTCGATTGATCAAGATATAAAACAAAAAGCTAAAACAACAGCAACGGGTATTGGTGAAGCAATTTCTGCTGCATCATATGGACTTATATTTATAGCAATAATTATCTTAGCAATAGGTGCCAAGAATTTTTTAAGTTCAAAAGGTGGATCAAGTGGATCGGGAAGTTCAAGTTCAAGTGGATCAGACGGAGAATGGGGACATTGGTTGTCTCCATCAAATAGTGTAATGTATGGATTTTATATATTTTTAATAATAATTCAAATACTTGCAGCAGTTGGAATATTTGTATATTATAAAATAGATTTAGATACGTCACCCAAAGATAAACCAACAAATGGAACATTAGTATTAAATCCAACCATACTTCTATCATTTGCATGTATAATAACTATCTTAGCAGGAATAACTATTTTTTCAGGATCAATATTTTTGTACAGGAGTAGATCAAAAGGTAAAAATAGTAAATTTAGTCCAAAATTGTTTATAGTATTTTTCATAGTTCCATCAGTATTGAATATTATAGCTATAATTATAATATCAGCTTTAATAGCAAATGATACAAAAAATAAAAATAAATTTATTGCTGAAAATAGTTAATCATCAAATTCAATTATTACTTTAACTTCAGAAGTATCACTAATTTTGTCTGAAATATTCTTATCTGAATTATTCTTCTTTTTCATCACAGATTCCATCTCTCTATCAATTAATTCTTTATTCTTAAAACAAAAATCAATTACTTCATTCGTAATTGCCCATCTAAAGAAATTTAATTGTCCTACGGTCGTAACAAGACCATAAGTTTTATCTTTATAATAATCAATTTCAGTTTTTTTGATATTTATGATTTTTAATGTATTAAATTCGATGAATATTCTGTCTCTTCTGCAGAAAGGATCAAAGAATTTTTTAGAATAAGCTTTAAGTTGATTTTTGTACTCTAGATAAAGATTGAATATTTTATTATTTTTTAATTTATAAATAACTTTGTTTTTGTCTCCATAATTAGTGACAGTATAGTCCATTTCCCTTAAAGAAATACTTGTCTTTTGTTTTGATATAAGATTTAAAGTATTAAGATATTTTGGATCTTCTCCATAAAATTTTAATAAAGACGTTAATAATAATTCTTGCTTGCTTTGATTATTATTCATGTTTGTAAATGAAGAGGTAAGTTATTTGGAAATTTTACGCATTTCTTGTGCAATTTAATTATTTATTAAATACGCATTTTCCTATTAGTGCGTACTTAAGAACTGTAGTTATAAATATAAAAATGAATGAAAAATATTTTGGAGCAGAGGATAAGTTTGCCATAGAAAATGAGCATAAATTATTAGAAACAAATAATTTATCATATATTAAAACAGTTACAAATGATTTTCATGGTAGTAATATTAAAAAATATTATACATTTCCTGTTTGTTCAAAAAAAACATATAAAAATTTTAAATTAATTGGAGTTTGTCCTGAAGATATTGAATGTGTATATTATCAAGTCGGTGGTCAGCGTATAAATCATTTTGATTATTCTTTATACAGATGTTTATATGAATATAATAATGATAATGTTGTCATTATTCCATTTGAATTTGTTATTCCTTTAAAATATCATGAAAATAAATTTTTGGTGATATTGAAATCACAAAAGGAAATACAACTCCAATATGATGAATATTCAAATGAAAAGGTTGATGAAAATTTTAAAGGACTTTATAAAATAATACAGTATCAATGTGATAAGTTAGAAAATGATGAATTTACGAGAAAAAGAATAAATTTTAATCACCCTATTTATAAACTTATATTTACACTTCCTGATGATAGTTATATGCCACAAATTTTTATAATGGATGAACAATTAGAATATGACAATCTAACAATTATTCCATTTAAAGATTATGCTTATTATGTATACGATTTAAAAGGAACATTAAATTTTTCAATGATTGATAAATCAGAAATAATATTAGATAAAAATAGTGAATTTATTCATACATATGCATTATCATATCAGTTTATGATGTACGAAGACGGAATGGGAGGTACGTTATTTTCAAAATAACTTAGAAATACTTATGATTTATTTTAAATGATAAAGACTATTGATAATTTTTTGACTACAGAAGAATGTAAAGAATATATTGAATATATAAATAGTAGAAAAGAAAAGAATATGTTTAATAATATGATATTAAACTTTAATCATAAAGAAAGAAATCCAGAAATTGCAAATAAATTATATGAAAGATTTCTAAAAATGTGTGACATAACAGATATGAATGTTACAGGCTGCAATACACTTGTTTATTCTGCAAAATATAATCCTGGTCAAAGTTTTGGACTACATACGGATACAGGATTATATTTTGACAAAATTAATAAAATATGTACAACTTATACAGTATTGATTTATTTAAATGATGATTTTGAAGAAGGCCAAACAGTATTTTATAAAGACAATGAAGTAATTAATATTATTCCTGAAACTGGTAAATTGCTTACGTTTGATATAAGTTTATTGCATGAAGGTAAAGAAGTTAAAAATGGAATTAAATATTGGATTGGATTTGAATTAATTGGAAAATTTTAATTTTATCAAGATAATATTATATCTAAATACAAATGTTAATTGAAATAGCAATATTATATATGGGATACAAAATAATGAACAGAAATAAATCACCATTTTTTGAAACAAATGAGGATAACTATTTTCATAATGTTTATACTCGTTTTAATTATGACATAGCTGGTCAAATAGATTCATATAATATGATTAAATTGGCTATTAAAAATAAAGATATAAAAACATATAACAATATGATTAAATATGGTCCTAATTATTATAAAACATATGATGTTGTAACAAATTTTGGAATTTATGGAACAGAAAAATATGAAGAAAATGTAATGAGTTGGTTTTTTAAAGATTATGATGTCATTAATTTAAGAAATTACTCTGTGTATAAAATAAATGGTCTCACAAATAAAACTGACTATATAGTTTATAAATATCTTACAAAAAGTAAGTTATCAAAAGATTTAATGATTAGATTAGTATATTATTTATAATTTGATAAACGGTGGTCACTGTTTATTATTATTTTTCCTAGAATTTTTAAATTAAAATAAAAATGGAAAATAATCAAGTTAATATTGAACAACACAAACAGTTAATTGAAAATTACAGACGAAAAGTATCTAATGAAGCATATAGATCGAATGATGCACGAGAAAGATATGTTAATTTTCTTGTTGAATCATTTAATAACAGAGATCCTAATTCAAATGAACATGTAATACATGTAACTGGTGTTAGTTATATATCAGATCTAAAAGATGCAATGACGATATTTAATAATATCATCAAACAATATAATTATAAAATATACAAATATACAATGTTTCCGTATAATTGTAAGTATGATGATCCAATAATTATAATTACAAAAAAAGATGAGAAAATATCAATCGGAACAAAGTTATTTTATTATTTTAGTGGATATTATGATTTTGATGATAACATATTATAAATGTAATTATTGTTGATAAACGGTGGTCACTGATAAACGGTAATAACGGTTTATTTGATAAACGGTGGTCACTGTTTATTTGATAAACGGTTATAACGGTTTATTCATAATTTCTTACAGTAACAAATACAGG